TATCAAAAACAAAACTTGATATGTTATTAGGATTCAGGAATGATTTTAGACAAACTGTTGCTAATTCAAAGTCAATGGAGGAAGCTAATGCTAGAATAACATCAATGGCAATACAAAATGCAAAATCACAAAAAGAAAGAGAACAAATTATTGAATTTACTAATAATTTGAAAAAAGAAGGTATTATAAAAGATTTAGATATATCATTACGTAAACTAGGTATTATGCCAAGTGATAATATTGCTGCACGATTATTAGGTAAAGCATGGAATGGATTTAGAAATAGCAAGACAATACAGAAAAAACTTGCAGAACCTAGGACACAAACCAATTTACAAAATTTATCAGACAGATTCTAATATGAGAGTATATACACAAGACCAAATTTTAAGATTAGTCCGTTGGTATAATAGTTCAGATGAAAACGAAAAAAAGTTATTAAGACCATATATTGATCAAGCTATGGTAAAGTATTTTTCTCACAAATTAAAAACAAAAACATGCGCAGACGTTCAAAGTATCGACGCTCATCTCGAAAGGGCGGTTATGGCCGAAGAAGTAAAGTAAGCCGAACTTATTATGTAAGTAGAGGCGGAATTAGACTATAACATAAGGCGGTTAGTCACCGCCTAAAAATTTATTATTAAAAACAAAAAACAAAAACAAATGGCAAGGAATCTATTCAATTCCATTAAGTTAACAAAGCCTAAAAAAAATGTCTTTGATTTAACTCACGATGTTAAGCTTTCAGCTGACATGGGTAATTTAACTCCAATTTTAACTTTGGAGTGTGTACCAGGAGATAAATTTGATATCTCTTGCGAATCTTTAATTAGATTTGCTCCTTTAGTAGCTCCAGTTATGCATAGAATGGACGTTACGATGCACTATTTCTTTGTTCCTAATCGTATACTATGGGACAATTGGGAAAAGTTTATTACAGATGCCAATTCCGAACATGTAGCACCATATATTGCTTATGATTATGGTTTTGGACCATCTCAACAAAAATTTGCTGATTATATGGGCGTTCCACCACCACCAGTAAATTCATCTACTCAAAATATAAGTGCAATTCCTTTTGCAGCTTATCAGTGCATATACAATGAATATTATAGAGATCAAAATTTAATTGCTCCAATTGATTATAAATTAGTAGATGGTTTTAATAATGCATCTCCTTTAGTTAGAATGCGAAAAAGAGCATGGGAGCATGATTATTTTACAGCATCTTTACCTTTTGCTCAAAAAGGTGCTGCTGTAGATATTCCTATTGGTTTAGTAGAAGGTGATTTACCTGTTTATTTAAATAGTCAAAATGGTACAACTTTAAATGGCTCTCCTGCTTCTGTTAATGTAGGAGGACAAGGAGGACGTCCAGATGTACCTGCAGATTCATTATATGCTGATACTTCTAATGCAACTATTGAACCAACTACAATTAACGATTTACGTCGGGCTTTTAGACTACAAGAATGGTTAGAAAAAAATGCTAGAGGCGGTACTCGTTATATCGAGAATATTTTAACACATTTTGGTGTTAAATCATCAGACGCAAGATTACAACGTCCCGAATATATTACTGGTGTTAAATCTCCAGTAGTTATTTCAGAAGTTTTACAAACTGGACAATCTGATACTACACCACAAGGTAATATGGCTGGTCATGGTATTTCTGTAACAAGTGGACGTGCTGGAAGTTATTTCTGTGAAGAACATGGTTATATAATTGGTATTATGTCTGTAATGCCAAAAACTGCATATCAACAAGGTATTCCTAAAACTTATTTGAAAAATGATAGTTTAGATTATTTCTGGCCTTCATTTGCTAATATTGGTGAACAACCAGTTACTAAGAATGAAATTTATGCATATACTGCTAATGGCAATGATACATTTGGTTATGTACCACGTTATGCAGAGTATAAATATATGCCAAGTAGAGTTGCCGGTGATTTTAGGACTACATTAGATTATTGGCATTTAGGTCGTATATTCGATACAGAACCAAATTTAAATCAAACTTTTGTAGAATGTAATCCTACTAAACGTGTATTTGCCGTAGAAGACCCAGAAGGTGATTCATTATATTGTCATGTATTAAATAAAATTCGTGCTGTAAGGCCAATGCCTAAATATGGTACTCCAATGTTTTAATCATGAGTACTAGGTGTATAACACCCTTTTATAAGAAAGAACTTATTAAAGGAGAACATATACCTTTTCCATGTGGTAAATGCCCCCCATGTATGAAACGCAGAACTTCAGGTTGGTCGTTTAGGTTAGTTAAAGAAGGAGAGCGGAGTAATTCCGCTCTCTTTGTAACCTTAACTTATGATACTGCTTTTGTACCTATCACAAATAATGGGTATATGACATTAGATAAAAAAGATTTACAAAAATTTTTTAAAAGGTTAAGAAAACTTACTGATGAAAAACTTAAATATTATGCTGTTGGGGAATATGGATCTACAAAAATGCGCCCGCATTATCACATTATACTTTATAATGCTAATAAAGAACATATTACTCGTGCTTGGGCTCTTAATAATTATGCTATTGGCACTAATTATATTGGCGATGTTAGTGCTGCCAGTATCGGTTATACGTTAAAATATATGTGTAAAGAATCAAAAATTCCTATGCATAGGAATGATGACAGACAGAAAGAATTTTCTGTAATGTCAAAAGGTTTAGGTTCAAATTATTTAACAAAAAATATGATCAAATGGCACAAAGACGATTTAGAAAATAGAATGTATGTGCCTATGTTAGATGGCAAAAAAATAGCTATGCCAAGATATTATAAAGATAAAATGTATAACGAACATGAAAAGGATAAAATAGCATTACACATTGGTAAAATAAGTAAAGAAAAAGATTTGGAAATGGAAAAACAATTTTCCAGTTTTACAGAACAAGAAAAAGTAATGTCTGAAAGACATTTACATCAATTTAAAAAAATGTATAAAAGCTCTGAATTAGAGCGTAAACAATCAGATTTATGATAAAACATTCATTAAATGCAAAAGAGTTTGTCAGTGACGGTGAGATTAATAATCTTCCGTCTCAAACAATACCAGATCAAACATTATCAGTTAGAGAACTATTAGTTCGTTATGCTAAAGGCTTACCTTTAGATGGAATGAAACAACCTATATGGGAAGGAGAAGATGGCGATGCAATCGACCCTCGTAGACTCGATTTAGCTGAACGTCAAGAACTTGAAATAGCTGCTCGTCAAGAACTTGCCGAAATCGAAGAACGTTTAAAGAGCAAAAAAGTCGAAAAAACAACTGCAAAGTTGTCAAAAGAGGATATTGAAGATATCCAAACTCAAGATGTTGAAAACATCTAAAAACAGAGAAATACGGCTGTGCAAACTTGTTTGCATGGCTGTATTTATCAAGTCAAGCGAAGCGCGACAGAAAAACACTAATACTACCTTGATATATTAGTGTTTATTGACACCAAATGACTAAATTTGGTAAGTGAAGGAGACGGAGGGAGCGCAGCGGACGACATACGACTGAACAAACCAAATCAAAGGAAATTTGGTGTCAAACAAAAAACAAAAAAAACAAAAAAAATAAAAAATGCCTATTCCAGCTCTATTAGCTGCTGCATTACCTGCTATAGGTAGTGCGGTGGCATCAACGTTACCAACGTTATTTACTAACAAACAGCAGCAGAATGCTGCTCAAAAGTCCTATGATATGCAAAGAAGGGACGCGTTATCAGATTGGAAAATGAATAACGAATATAATAGTCCTCAGGCTCAAATGCAAAGATTTAAAGATGCGGGACTTAACCCGAATCTTATATATGGACAAACAAATACTGCTCAACCCGTAAGGAGTACAAATTATGATACTCCAAAATTAGAAGTACCAACACCTGATTTATCTATGATAGGTGGTGTAATAGCTCAAAGTGCTGATATTAAGTTAAAAGAAGCTCAAACTGATAATTTACAAAAACAAAACGGAGTAATTATTCAAGACCAGTTAATGAAACAAGCTCAAACTGCAGGTGAAATTGCTAGAACTGCATCAACTACTGATGCAAATAGACGTGCTAACGAATTACAAAAATTTAGTTTACAAGCTGCAGAACAAAATTTAAGAAAAACTGATGTAGATATATCAAAAACAAAACTTGATATGTTATTAGGATTCAGGAATGATTTTAGACAAACTGTTGCTAATTCAAAGTCAATGGAGGAAGCTAATGCTAGAATAACATCAATGGCAATACAAAATGCAA